CTAAACAACCTTTGTCTTTTTCTATTCATTTTCTAAACCATTTTGTAATCCAATTTTCAAGAGTAGGGAAACAATCTTCAACCGAAGCATCTAAAATCCCAACTTTATCTTCCCCGACCGCCTTAACGTAAGTGTTTAACCTTGCTTCCGAATGTTCGCTGAAATACAAGTCGTATACGTCAAAGAAGTCAATTATCAAACTCCTATCTTTGGTTTTTGTCGCTCCTAAAACACGACCCTTCTTTTGTATAGTGTTTGAATCTTCTAAACCGCCATCGACATTAACCATTACTTCGGTTGCACTGATTGTAACGCCCTTCTTGAAGATTCCGGAAGCTAACAAAAAGCCGCCTTCCCCTTCTAAGAATTTATTTTTCTCAATCTCTCTATCGACAGATTTAGTCCCCCCGTGTATAAAAGGTATTCCGGTGGCTTCTGAAACGCTCTTCCCGTGGTCTAAGCTTTGGAAAATGATAACCGTTTTTAGATTAAGTTTGCGTAATATATCTATAGTTCGGTAAAGAGCCGCGTTTCTTATTTCATTTTCAAATATTATGTTTTTCTTGTATTCATTGTAATTCGTATTGTCTTCCATATCTGATATATAATCTATCAAATTATGGTCAAGCAAAAGCATGAAAACTTTATAATCCGTCAAAACGTTTCGCTCCCTCAAAGTGCTTTCTTCTATCGTATAAATAACGCCGCCGCTCCAAGCTTCTAATTTGAGGTTTTGAATAAAAGAATTTGTTCTATAAGGCGTTGCTGAAAGGCAAAGGTTGTTTAGATTTGCGGTTGACACTTTTGTTTCTTGCCTTGAACAAATAACTAAAAAGAAACACCCGATTAAATGCAATGATGCAGATGTTAGAAGTTTTGATTCTTTTGTCGACAAGTTCAGCGAAAGTATAGGCGAAGAGTTCATAAGCAAATTTGTTTTATATGGTCTTCAGTCTTGGTTTAATGATGGGTCTTCAAAAGATTATAGCAGAAATATACGCCTTAGTTGGATTTTCGGTTCGGCTGCTATAAAGCGTTGGGAAGCATGCTCTATAGAAACAAATGTTTTCATAACGCGAAGCGGATTAAAAACTAGGCACAAAATAAACATCACGAAAAGAACTAGCTCCATAAAGGAGTTTGCTAATTCTTTGATAGAACGTGAAGAAATAAACAAAAAAGAATTCTTAAACACCTCAAGAGGGTTTTTATGGTGTATAGCTAACACGACTCTATACTTTCATAAAAGCCTTTCTTGCGTAGTTTGCTCAAGTAAAAATGAGTGCAAATCACTTCTAAAAAGGGATTACCCTAAAATTTACGAAATAAGAGGATATGGCAAATAATAAATTAGCTGAAAATTTTATAATAGAATTGTTCGCGGCTTCTTTGGAAAAGAGAACCGTAATGGACGTCGTTAAACAATATCTTAAATTTTCGTTTTTGCAAGAAGAAGCCGAAAAGAAAATGTGGCAATGGATAACTAAGAGGTATGACAAAACCGGTTTAATCCCTTCATTCGGGCAAATACAACAAGAATTTCTTAACGATGAAGATATATTGGATTTGCTTCAAGAAATAAAAGACGTTGAGCATTTATCAGATGACGGTATAGAACTTGTTCTTGAAACATTTGAGAAATACATAAAACAAATGAAATTTCTTGAAGCAAATGACAAAATAGTTGAGGCGTATAATAGAGGCGAAAAAGATTCTTCTTACGACTTACTTATAAGTTACGCGGAAGACATTTCAAAATTTTCAATAAAAGGAGCTAAATTTGAATCAGTGTTTGCTGACTTCGAAATAAGACAATCTAAAAGGAAATCTGAGGATTGGAACCACCGTTTTAAAATACCTACAAATATTGATGAATTAGATTACCGGCTAGGTGGACAATTTGGCGGTCCGGAAACGGGGGAATGCGTTTTGTGGCTTGGAGATTCAGGTTCCGGAAAGTCTCAAGTTTTGGTTCACGTCGGGGTAGCTTCGGCGCGAAATGGTCATAGAGCCGCGCATTTTCAATTAGAAGGAACCAGAGAGCAATGTCTTAATAGGTATGACGCCGCTTGGACTGGTACGTTATATTCAGATGTTAAACTCGGTAATATAACGGATAAGAAAATGGATGTATCTAAAAAGATTATCCGTAAATTGAGGAAAAGCGATATTTTGGTCTCATCTGAAGAAACGTTCAATGCTAAAACATTGGTAGATGTTAGGAGAGAATTGAAAGAAATGGAGAAAATACACGGCAAAATAGATACAATAATAATTGACTACCTTGAATTGTTGGAAGTTGGAGACGGTCATATGTATACTCCGCACGAAGAGAGATTTCGACAAGCTAAGTTAGCAAAAGGGATGAAACAATTAGCGATGGAATTCAACGCGGTTGTCCATACAGCAACTCAATCTTCAAGTATTGGTGAAGAACAAAAGAATGACCCAGAGTTTGTAATAACTAGAGCCCAACTTTCGGAAGATAAAGGTAAGATACGACCGTTCGATATATTCATTACGATAAACCAGACTAGAGACGAGCAAAAAGAAGAGATAATGAGATTGCACACCGATAAATTGAGGGATTACAGAAACGGAACTCCAATTTACATAGCTAACAATTTTGCATTCTCTAGGTTCTACGACAAAAAGAAAACATTGAATTTAGAAATAGATTAATCATGTCTAAAATAAGCGATTCAGACTTGAAGGATATTTTGGTTAATCCAGTTTTGAATTCAAGAGGTCAATATGTTTGCGATTGCGTTTTTTGCGGAAAGACTAGACACATGTATGTTTCTAAGTTGACTCAAGCTTTTGATTGTAAGAAATGCGGAGAAGCCGGCTCTGTTTATAAACTTTTGAGGTTTTTCAATAAATTGTACCTATTAGAAGGGGCGACAATTGAAGTTAGGCAATTGATAAAAACGGTTTCTGAAATATCTGAAGATGACGTTGAAGAAATTGTTCTTGAAGAGCTCCCAATAGTAAGGCTTCCCGCGGGGTGGAAACTTTTCGGCTCAACGGACTATTTGAAGAAGCGTGGTCTATCAACTGAGCAAATAAAACATTATAAATTTGGTGAAACTTCTTTGATAAGCAAATACGAAAATTATGTTATATTCCCCATATTCGATAATGGTAAAATAAGAGGATTCATCGGCAGGTATGCGTCTAAAAAAGTTCCCAAAGATAAATTGAGGTACAATAACAGTTCCGGAACTAATTTTTCGAAATTATTGGATGGGTTTGATGAGATAATAAAAGGGGTGACAACAACCGTTATATTAGTTGAGGGGAGATTTGACAAAACTGCCGTTGATAGAGTTTTAGATTTACAGAATTGCGACGAAGTTAAGTGCTGTGCCACTTTTGGTAAAAAAATAAGCCCCTACCAAATAGCAAAGATAAAAAGTAAGGAAGTACAAAATACTATTTTGTTATACGACTTTGATGCTTTAAAAGAAATAAAAAAATACGCCCTAGAGCTTGAGAAATACTTTTTCACAAATATAACTTATACATTGAAGAAAGATATTGATGAATGTTCCGATGAGGAAGCGTTGACCGTTTTATCGAATTTCAGAAGACCGAAAGATTTCAATGATAACGTTATCGCAAAAGTAAAAATGTAATGAGCAATAAAAGCAAAAATTTATCCGTAGCAGATTATTTTGAAGTTGTGCAAAGAGAATATCTTATTTCCGAGTTCAGGAGAAAGATTTATTTTTGCGTCAAGGATAAACAGTACTATCAAAAAGTTTCCGCTTACAAAGTAGAAAAGATTGAGACTATAGCTAAAAGGAACAGTTTGAATAGTATCTTGAATAACCAAGAAACTTATAACGCCGTTTATTCTGAATTGTTTTTCGACAACGGGAAACCTAAATTCGAATTGAACGAAATTGATTTGTTTAATTATTATACAAAGAATTGCGAATTCTCATACGCCGGTAATGTAGTGATATTAGAAGATATTTCACAAGATACCAAAGATTGTTTGATTTTTTCTAAAAAATGCCCTTCTGAAAAGAATACGGTTAAATGTGAAGATTTAGTAAGGATTGTTTGATTAATGAATTGAAATAGCATATAAACGTTAAACTTTTGGTCATTTACCAAAATAATTTGTAAAAAGTTTTGAAGGTATTTACAAAATATATACCTTTGTATCGTAATTGTAAAATGAAATTGTAAAACTTAATCGTATTCGCTAAATGGTTGAAAATAAAAAAATGTCCGAAATCCTCTACGGACGGTATGAGTATCTAGCAAAAAAGTACGCCAACAAACTTTATTCGTATTCCGAACTATCTTATGAGTACGAAGATTTGCTACAAGAATTTAAAATCAAAATTTTCACTTCAATTAAATCTTACGGTAAGCGTTGGTCTAAATACAAGAACGAGGGCTACGCAAAACCAGTCCCCCTTAAATACTATCTTGAATCAGCTTGTTCTAACAAGACTAAAGATTTCATGAAGTATATCCAAAAAGAAAATTACAAAGTAAGAATAGACGACATAGATTACGATTTCGGTTGCGAATCAGATACCGTTATTTCTCCAGAATATAACAAATTCGTTTTAAACGGTATAGATTTGTTGGAAGGTCTCCAAGGCGTGAATAAGGTTGTTTTCTCTCTATACTTAAAAGGTTGCTCCAACAAAATAATCTCCAAAGTTTATAAGAACTCAACCCAAACAAAAAGCATTATAATGGCAGATGAAGACCCGTTCACGCCAAACGAAATAATAGAATTTCACAAAGAATTTTTGATAACAAAATACGGTTCCGAATTGACTAAAACAAGACAAATTTACGAATCTTTCAGCATAGAAGAATAATTAACAATAGTTTAACATAATAAATTGAAAACAAAATGGCAACAAAATTATCAGCCGTAACGGCTAAAAAATTGACTACTTTAGGAATCACAGCTAAAAGCGAAGAAGAAGCTAAAGTGAAATTGAATGATTTCTTGGTAAAAGAAGGAATTGAAGGTATGGAAGACGAAGACATCGAAACTTTGATTGACCTTGCTGAATCGTTCGCTGAAGTTTCTGAAACCGAAGAAGAAGAGGAAGAAGGCGAAGTTGAAGGTGAAACCGAAGAAGAACTTGAAGAATTGTCAAAAGAAGAAGAAATTGCTCCGAAGAAGAAAGCCGCTCCTGCTGCAAAACCTACTAAAAAAGTAGTTGTTGAAGAAGAGGAAGAAGACGAGGAGGAAGACGAGGAGGAAGAAGCTCCAAAGGCAAAAAAATCTGCTCCCGCTGCTAAACCTGCTAAACCTGAAGCAAAGAAACCCGCCGCTGCCGCTCCCGCTAAAACAGTAAAGGCTGCCGCCGTTGCTCCTGCAAAAGCGAAACCGGTAAAACTTAACCCGAAAGACACCGAAGCCGACCGCGAACATTTTGATTTCTTGAAAACCAACTTTCCCGATTCAGAATATTTGTATGCTTGGATTTCGAATGCCGGAGTTACCGTAAAATACAAAGGCAAAAATTCAAACCGCGCCGTCCTTTCTCTTGAAAATGCTTCGGTTAAACCAGATGGAACATTTACAGCCGTTTTGTATTTACCAACGTTCAACGGAAAATCTGAAAAACTTACAGAAAAAGGAATTGACTTCGAAATTTGTTGGTCGGGCGTTCCTTTCATCAAGGCGTTAACAACGGAAGAATTGGAAGATGTGTTCTCAGAATTGCTTGCCGATATCGAAGCGAGCGTAAACAAGTTTGACAAAAAATTAGGTGAAAACCGAGTTAAGATGGAAGAAAATCTTAAGAAAACAAATCCCGCTTCTAAACCTTCTAAGAAAGAAGAAAAAGCCGCCGCTCCTGCTGCAAAACCTACTAAAAAAGTAGTTGTTGAAGAAGAGGAAGAAGACGAGGAGGAAGAAGCTCCTAAAGCTAAAAAGCCGGTTGCTGGAAAGAAACCTGTGAAAAAATAAACAATTTCATTATTTTGTATTAAAGAAAGAGGACTGAAAAGCCCTCTTTTTTTATCATAGTTTATAATAAAAGAAACGATTAAAATATAAAAGATTATGGTTGAAAAGAATGAAAAACTTTCAGGCAAAATTGATGTTGAGTTAGGGGTCTTGAAGACATCTAGTTTTTCGGAGTCATATCCGGTATTGAACAAATACATGTTAGACAATTTATCCGTTCAAAGTAGCAGAAATGGTAATACTAAAGAATTACTTGATTTCAAAACTCAATTGATTAACCCGTATAACAGATGCGTGGGAGGTTTTGGTAGAGACATAAATATATTCTTTTTATTAGCCGAAGCAGTTTGGATTTTTGCCGGCAAAAAGGATGTAAATTTCTTGTCTCTTTTTAATAAAAAAATGTCCGATTTTTCCGATGACGGTAAAGTTTTTCACGCTCCTTACGGGTTCAGATTAAGACACTGGGGAGTTCGTTCTGAAGATATCTATGTAGAAGAAAATATGCATGCTTCTCAAGGAAGAGACCAAGTTTCCGACGCAATACGATTGTTGTCTGACAACCCCGACAACAGGCAAGTTGTTTTACAGATTTGGAACCCCGATTTTGATTTAGGTGTAAAAACAAAAGATATACCTTGTAATGATACGTTGATGCTTAAAGTCCGCGACGGCAAATTGATTACAACTATACAAAACCGGAGCAATGATTTGCACTGGGGTCTTCCCACTAATATATTTCAGTTTAGCTTTTTGACTGAGTTGATTTCAAATTGTTTAGGAGTGACCCTAGGCACGCAGACACACAATTCTCAAAGTCTACATATATATGAATGGAATGATACCGCCGATGAAATGAAATACAACTTTGAAGAAAGGATTTTGCAAGAAGAGAGCACCGGCGGAATTATATCAAATCTTGAGCTTTACGAGGTTTCGGAATCTCAAAAAATAGATATGTCGTTTGAACACGAAGTGCCCGCAAACCGCCTTAGAGAAATAGATTTTTGTCTTAATTTGATAATCGATAATCTAACCCGCGTTTCAAACGGCGACCAAGAATCTATTGAAGAATTGAAACACATTAACAATTTTTCATCATATTTGTTCTTGGTTTACAGATTGTGTAAATTGTATTTGCAATATAAAAAATCGTTATCGTTTTGCGCCACTGAAGAAGGCAAAAACACTTTGAGATTACAAATGATGGTTTCCATAGATTTGTTAGCAAAAGGATTCGCCGAAGAATTGGATATCGTTGTTTTAGCAAAGAATTTTTTCGCTTCAAGAATAACAAATTTTGAACATAAATTTCTAGGAACATTATAATGG